CACTTTCTGTTTTTAGCAATGGAAAAGCCTGGAAAGATCATTCCGGCAGTGGTGATAATCACAAAGGCTCGTGTATTGACCTAGTCTGCTATGTAGAGGGGTGCGATGTGACCGAGGCGATGCGCCGCTTGCATGAGCTTTATAATATTCCGTTTACGCAGCAACAAAAAAAAGAGATCCCACGCGAAAAGTCTCGCGCTGAATATATCTCCGATCAATGTTTTGAAAATGTCGAGCCAGTACGGGAATATTTAGAGGGACGAGGGATTATTGATAGTGTAATCAGCTATGCCATTAAGTCTAAATCGGTAGGTTTTAACAATTATAAATCGATAAAAAAACAATCTGGTGAACGCGGTTATGGTGGGCCGGCCGCTGCTTTCATTACGCACTCATTAAACCCCGGGCATGTGGTGGCGGTCGACACACGATATTTTGATCCAGAGTTAAATGGTGGATCTAAAACTCAGTGCCAGGGCGAAAAAGATGGCTATCCATGGACGATAAACTGGTTGCGCTTGAAGAAGAAGAACATTCATACGGTTTATATTGTCGAGTCACCAATTAACGCATTATCAATTGAATCGTGTCGTATGCCCGGTGTGATAGCGATCGCGATGCGCGGTACCGCCGGTGCTGGAAATATCAACTGGCGTTTTCTGCTCGGCAAACAAGTGGTAATCTGCCCGGATAATGATATGCCAGATAATAAAGGGGTTTGTGCTGGTCAGTCGGCTGGCTGGCTGTTATATGAGCGGCTCACGGCGTTAAATATTGCCGCCTCGATCATTGATCAAAGTGACTGGGAGCATAACGACGTCAACGACGTGCTACTCGCAACCAACCCCGAAGAGCTACAGCGAACGCTTAGAAAAATGCAGCCCTGGGCCATTCCCGGAATGCCCGGTAATCGAGATCTGTTTACGGGAAAAGCTCGCGTATATCTGCCTCCGCATGACTTTTCAGGTTATTGGAAATATCGAACGAAAGATGATTTCACCTCGTTAGTGTCAAAAACTGATAAAGATGAAAACGGCGGTGAGAAGCATAGTTTCGATGACGTTTGTGGTTTCCGAATCGCTGCTATTACTCGCATTTCAATTTCAAGTGTTACGGCCACAATGACCGGCGAAACAGACCTTCAACCTCGTACATTGTTTGCGGTTGCGGCCCAAGTTCCGAGGCATGGCCCCACATTAATGAGGCGTGTTTTTGATGACGAAACGCTCTATAACATCACGTTATGGAATAAGTTTGGCCCTATTTTTAAACCCACTGCATTTAACCGATTGATTAATATTCTGGAACGAACTGCACATTTAGGCGAGCGCAAAGCGATCAACTTTGTAGGCCTTGCCTGGCAGGAAGGAAAGCCCGTCGTCAACGAAGGTTCAGATTGTTATTTTAATGACCCATCAAAACAATGTCCTTATCACAATCTAACGTTTCCTTCTGGCTCTGTTTCCGATGCCAGGCGCGTGATTGAAGCTTATCAGCACACATTTAAAGACAACGCTGCTATGCAGGCTTTAACGTGGTCGTTGGGTGGGCATCTAAAGGCTTTCCTGGGGTTTTGGCCACACATGATTATGCAGGCAAACAAAGGGGCTGGCAAAAGTACTCTATTAAAGGCGATGGAAAGAACGATTAACTTTACAATGTTTTCTGGGCAATCATTACAAACTGAATTCCGTCTGCTGACCTCTATCTGTCACACATCTCATCCAGTTGGCTGGGAAGAAATCTCAGCTCGTGAACAGCGCATCATCGACAAAGCCGTTAGTATGCTGCAGGAAAGTTATCAATACACTACATCGAAGCGTAATACTGACATGACCGAATATCTGCTCTGCGCACCGGTGATGCTTGCTGGCGAAGACGTACCAGTGCGCTCGCTGCTTGGCAAAGTAGTTCGTTCCGACCTGTCTAATCGAAAAGGCGAGCCGTTATCCGATGATTTGCCACGATTTCCGGTATTGCAGTGGCTGCACTTCCTTTCTGAATTTTCTCGCGCCCAGGTAAAGGCGGTTTACCGGGAGGCGCTAACCGAGTGCCTTGATCTCTCCAGAGCTTCGGGAACTGATGATGGTGCTACTAGGATGGCTGGCAATTATGCCGGCGTATTAACTGCCTGGCGTCTGTTGTGTGAGTTTACGGGGATTCCGCCTCAACAAGGTAATTTTGAACGCGATACGCTTAAGGAGATGAATAAGCACATAGCGGAGACCTCCACTGATCGTGAGCCTTGGATATGGATAATGGAAACACTACTATCGGAGATTGAGGCGAAGAACATTAGGCATCCATATATATGGCAGGAGGTTGAAGGCGAGCTTTGTCTCTGTATTAAAACGTCTCACGTAATGGATCATCTAAGCGGCTCAATGTCGCTGCGGGAAAAGTGGAACATGCTGCCGGTTAAGTCCGATCGGGTCTTTAAGCGCCAACTAACCAATGCCGGTGTCATCATCAAAGCTCGGCATGATGTGACATCTAACAAGCGCCGTTATTACCATTTGGCCGCCATCAGTGTGAAAAAACTGGAATCCTTCGGCCTGCTCTGCTCTCCAGATACAGAACTGGGCACGATCGAATGATTGCCCCCCGCACCCCCCACAAGTTTCCGCCCGGCGAAAAAAGAAAAACCATGAAGACGGAGGGGCAATAGGTCGTTTTTCTCAGTTGTTCCACGGGCGAACACTCTACGACCCGCGCACCATCCCCTTGTTTTTTAGTAACCCGTTGATCATAGAGGTGTTTTCGTGGCGGGTTTGCACTCTATGTGCGCAGGTTTATTGCGAATGTGCGCGGGTTTGCCTTCAAACTGCGCGGATTACGTTTTCTATTCTGTTCTCTATATCTCTTTATATATTTATTTATTTTATTGAAAAGAAAGAAAAAAAGAGGGGCAAAGAGGTAAAGGGGGGGCAAATAGAGGGTGCGCGGGTTGAAGTAGTGTCATTTTTTTTACTGCGCGGGTTGGCTTTTATAAAACCACCTAACCCGCGCAATTTTGCGCATTACCTAACGATTGTAAAACAATCACTTAGATGCGCTGTATGTATGCTGCGCGGGTGCGCGGATATGTTTGTGCCGAGGATATTTCTGTGGAGTTAATTAACGATTATATGTCGTACATGGAGCACTCAAAAGGTAGAGCGATATCAACAGTTGATAAATACCGGCGTTACCTGGTTAACCTGGAAGCGCATCTCCAAAAATTAGATATTACATTGCTGACTGCCACAGAGGATGATCTCGAAATATATACAGGCATTGCTGCTCATCAAAAAGGGCTAAAGCGTGCTGCCAGGCGTCCAATGGTGGCCTGCATTAAGGGATTCTATAATTACCTAAAGCATAAGCGAATTCGCACTGATAACCCTGCAAAATCGGTTCCTTATCCTACTGCAGAAAAAAAGATCCCGATCGCAATGGCACTCGATTCAGCTGAAAAAATGCTTGCCTGTGTTGATCTGTCCACGTTTAAAGGAGTACGCGATCTAACTATTATGATGTTGCTATGTGGCTCTGGCGTACGTGTAAGTGGATTGATTGCTCTGAATGAAGAAAGTTTAACTACGTCGACTGTAAAAGATATAGAGCGGTTGTTTATCAAGGTAATGGAGAAAGGCTCTAAGGAGCGTATTGTGCCAGCACCGGTTGAAGTAATGCTTATTCTTAGGGCCTACCTTGGACACCCAGAGTTACAGCTTATTGATCGTACGTTGCCTGATGGCAAAAAAGTCCTGTTTGTCTCAATGAATAACCGCCGGGTGCCAGCTCATGACTACTATGGTGAGAGGCGTCGATTATCTTGCCGAGGCATTAATCAGATCTTTGATAAATACGGTGAAATAGCAGGCATACCAAAGGATCAGCGGCACCCACATGCCATGCGCCATCTGTTTGGCGCTGAGATGGCAGAAGAGAGCATAGACATTAGAGTTATTCAGGAGTTACTGGGCCATGACAGCGTAAAAACCACTGCTATTTACACTAAGTTAGCAGGTCGATTGCTTGCAAAGGAAGTCGATCGAGGGAACCCCCTCAGTAAGATTAAAACCCCCGTTTCCGGGCTTAAGAAAATATTATGATAATAAATAAAGGAGCCTTTTGCATCCGTGGCAGGTGCTTAGAACTGCTCTTTGCTGTACCTACCTATTTTTACCTGTTTTTGCCTTATCAATATTAACAATGGGTTACGTAGTGGTTTGGAACGGTTACAGAACATATAGGAACAGGCATATAAAACAGCCAAAACCTAAAACGTGCTTTTTAGATGAGTTGCGTACTCCTATACAAGTACGCAGCTCGGCGCGTGTGGTGCTCAATAAAAACAGAGGGTTATAGTGATGCCAGAGGATAAAAAACGCAGCTTAACGGTCGAATACATCAGCCAGGCAATGGATCAGGCAGGGGTGGGGGCTCGGCATAAAGGAAGGCCGGCACCGGCAGGTGGAGGTGGTTACCTGGATAACTGCAGTAAAACTGAAACTGACTTAGTGGCCAACGATCCACGAATCGTGGAATTATCGAAAATAGGCGTATCTGCGGTTTTGCAACAGGTTGCCCGCAGCATTGGATACGACAATTTTATGTCAATGTGGCGCATTGTCGATAGCAATCAACCAACCGGCAGTGATCGATCGATATCTGTTAGTTTTATGCGATTCCGCGCTTACACTAAACACCAGCGCAATAAAATGATTGTTACGTTGTCTGAGGGGAAAATACCCACCAGAGAAATAAAACAGGCAGTACTTGAGGCCACTGGCGAAAAACTTTCGTCGCGTCATATTCGCCGCATCTCAACAAAAACCCGGACATAATCGCAACTTGAATGGTCTTATTGCTTAGTTGTATAAAGCTCGGATGCCATCCGATCTCCTTGATATTACCGCGCCTCTTGACGAGATAACATTCTACTGCACCCCGTGTAAACGCCAATTTACCTGCGAGCCTGCGCAGGTGGAAGATGCCCCAGAGAAAAACCACCCGTACATTTATTATTCTAATTGCCCTGATTGCGATATGAACACCGCTCAAATTCCCTGGGAAAAGGGGGTAATGCAGGCGCTAGGCAAACAAACGGGGCCTAAAACTGAGGCTGGGAAAAAATCCAGCGCAAAAAATCTATCAGGCCACCCGACGCCAGAGGCGATGCAGACTATTAGATTTAATGCCATGAAACATGGTTTGTCTGCAAAAGTCGCCGATTTTTTCCCGGCTAAACCCGGCGGATATCCTCGCTGTACCAATTGTGAGCATTTATCAGATAGATCATGCGTGCCTTATCGCGGATGCCTAAAACACGCCGAATTGTTTTTAAAAAACGACCTGGCATTTAAAGCAAACGATCCTCAGTTATTAATGTCGATTAGAGCGGATACACAAGCCGCTCTGCAGGCGATGGTTAACGATATCATCCTCACTATCGCCCTGGATGGAGGCGTCCGCCTTAAGACTCCAGAATGGTACTCAGATAAAGACGGCGGCTGTCACTTAGCTAGGTTTGAAGATGAAATGACTGGTGAACAGGTACAGATTTACAAGCTGGAAGCCCACCCACTTTTGAAGCCCCTGCTTGATATCATCAGCAAAAATAATATGAGTCTGGGCGACATGGGTATGACACCCAAAGTGCAAGACCAGAACGAAATCACCCAGGGATTTCTTGATCGTGAAACTGAAAAAGAAACAATCACCGATTATCAGCAGCGGATTTCTGACCAGCAGGATATTCTGCGCGATTTAATCCAGGGTACTCCAGATGAGCAGGTCGTTGAGGGCGAGATTATCCCATGAGTCGCACCTCTGCTAAACAACGTGTAGAGATGCAAAACGTCGCAGAACGCGAGGTAATGCGTTATGCAGGCGATCATGCTTTATGGCATAAACACACTCATAATCTTGAACTAGACGCAGTACAGCTCCTTAAAATGAAGGAGATGGATCAATACCCTAACACCATTGATTTTAGTAGTCGCCGAACGGGTAAAACGGCGGGAAAAGAAGTTTACGATCTCGAATATAATGCTACACACTCAGATCAGGAACTCGGCATCGTCGCGCCGCGTGAAGCTCAGTCGCTGGTTAACCTCACATATCATATTGATGCCATTCGCCGTTCCCCCATTCTCACCGCTTATCTTGCCCACAAATCTGGGCGTGTACAGATGTCAGATACGAAATATGAATTTTCCAACCGCAGTAAAGCGCAGGCCTACGGCATCATGTCCCAGGTCGATGGTGGTGATTTAACTGTTGCATCATTAGAAGAAGTGGACGACATGCCGAAAGATCGCCTCTTCTCCCGTTTTTTACTAATGCTTGGATCTACTCGCAGAATGGGCGCGTCGAAAAGTAGTGCCAACAAGCCACAAATAAGAATAACCGGCGTATTCAAAGGCGCGGACACCCTCACGGATTTGCTGGAGGGCGGCAACTATCACGCGCTCGGCTGCTTCCACGGAAAACGTGCAAAGCAAGAAATCAAACGGATGATTAAAAAAGGTTGGCTCGATAAAGACGCCGTTGAAATCGAGAGTTATAAATACCCTGTGCCCGTGAATAACGCAATTAATGCAATCGAGTTAGGTTTCCTGCAGGCAACATTTGTTAATAATATTCGTGGCGACATTCCCGAAGATGACTTTATTCGACAGCTACTTTGCGTTAACACTGCATCACGAAATTTAGTCTGGCAGAAATACATGCAACACGCCATCCAGACCGGCGTTGGTGCGCGCCTGGAATTAGCAGATCCATTACCTGGTAAGGTTTACAAAAAAAGAGGCATCGTCTCATTTGGGTACGATCACACCGGGCACGGTGAAACACCTCAATCATCAAAATCCGCATTAGTCGTTATTGAACAAATCGGCCAGTTCTCCTGCCCTATATTTGCCAAAACATGGTCACCCGGTACTGATGAGCGCATCATCTCAAACGATCTCAAGGGTTTTTGGCGCTATTTTATGCCCGACCACGCCATTGGTGACGCTTATGGAATAGGTATGTTAACCGTTCTCTGTGATGATCTATTTGCCGAAAATTTAACGATGATAGATCGCCGCACTGTAGGCGATGGCGAAAGCACCGCATCTACCTGGGCCGAATGGCCCTTCGCACCTATCCGATTTGAGGGCATGGTTAAACATTCGATGGCTCAGGCAGTCCGTGCCGCTTTTCATCACACTCAGGCAGCCATGCCTTATGTTGACAGCCAAAATCTAAAAACCGATTTAGAAAAGTCAATCTGGTTGATGATCTGCCAAATAATTAACATCGTCCCAGTCGTTACCAAAACGAGCTACAGCTCGTACAAAATGGCCAATACCAAAATAGGTGATGATCTATTTGATGCATTTATGGCCGCGCTATGGGCGCTGGTCACTCGAGGAGTAATCACAGCGGCATCATCTATCCTCGTATCACAACAAACACAAACGCAGCTTCTTGGCGCTCTAGTCGAGGATCCATTATTAAACGTGCAGGGGTCAGACTATGTTCGATAATTTAAAAATCGGCGCTGTAATGGCATTGGAGCGAGCTGCGGAAATAATGGGGGCACCACCTAAAAACAATAGTGAAATAGGTGTGCGCCCTACTCCCGAAAATGAGCTTACCTATTTGTACAACCAGATGTATGTGGATCCGCGTCTTACTGCTGCCATCCATGATATTCGGCATATGGACGCCGCTGATGGACGCGTAAAAAAGATCCACGGCCGTATGGCACGCACCGCTACCAAAGGCGGTCTAAAAATAAAAATCATAGACGGTAACAAACGAATTAATAGTCTGTGGATGGATTTTGCCCGCCGCACCCAACTCAATGAATCCAGCAAACTGCAGAGCGATGCCAAAGCAATCGCAATGGAGGGAAATTTACCGCTGCAGGTAGTACTCGACGGCACTAAGCAAATAGCCCGCCTAATCCGCATGCCCACGGAGACTATCCGGGCGGTGGTAGATGGATCAGGCACGTTTAAAGACCTGACCCGCGCATACGAACAAATCGAAAACTATTCGGGAAAAATACGCGCCCGATTCGCGCTTTGGCAATTAATTGTTGCACGACTGGATCCGTTGAATTATGACGACATGGGTTGTTTCGGCCGGCCTTATCTCGATTCCTCCAGGGAAGTTTGGAAAAAACTATGCATGACTGAAACCGATCTTGTTATTCGTCGTCGCCATCGCGCTCCATTACGCACGTCTCATATATTAGAAGGCGTGAGTGAGCCCGAGCTGGCGTTGTATAAACAGAAAATAGAGGGCGATCAGAATCACATTAGCACCAATTATTATTCAAATAAAAAAGGCGGTGTTACCGCTATTCAAGGGGATGCCAATCTCGATCAAATAGCTGATGTCTCACATTTACTTGATACTTTTTTTTCCGGCGGCCCGGCTCCAAAGGGTCTTTTTGGTTATCCTGGTGATCTCAATCGAGATATCCTCGAAGACCTAAAAAAGGACTATTTTGAAGAGATTGATGCCCTACAGGATATCCAGTCAAACGCGTACGAACAGGCCTTTCGGTTAGATCTATTATTCAAGGGAATAAATCCCAACAGCGTCGATTTTGTCATTGAGTTCGCAGAGCGCAAAACCGAAACGCCAAACCAGGCGACCGACAGGGCCCTGAAACAACAGTCCCTCAATGCCTCAGGGAGAACAGTCTGGGAAACCGCCGGATTAAACCCAGAGGTAGAATTAGCCCGCCGAAAAGAAGAACAAAAATCAAAAGAGGCATACCCAGATGATGAGGAAGGCGACGACCTTAATCGGTCCCGCCAGCGGGTCAGCGTCACACCCGGCAACGCGCCCAAAGGCGAAAGCGCCACGTCGATCAAAAATAAATAGATGCCAGTTCTATCCACTCATGAACGCACCGCCACTAAAGCCGCCATTAAACGTGGCTCAGCTCGTGCACGCGCCTCGATGCAGCGGTTAGACAGGGAATCACGCAAAGCAGTAAATGCGCTTTACACCGAGGCTGTGAGGGACATCCAGCAGATAATTTTCCAGCACTCAAGCGACACCGGTCAAATTTCCCCGCTCAGCCTTAAATCCGCGATGGACAGCATTGAGCAACGAATAGACCAGCTTACCAGGGCGAGTGAGCAGCTCGTTAGTCAAAACCTGCGCACAGCGGCTAACTTTGGAGTCGATCCTTTTACCGGCATCGCAGGTATCACCATATCAACAGAGGCCGCCGCGTCCGCCGCCGCTGAGTTTACACAGGCATTTATCGACAACAACGGCCTAAATCTCTCTGGACGTCTCTGGCGGCTTAATAGTAACGCCAACGAAATAGCGGGTAGCGCTATCCGATCTGCCGTAGTCCAGGGTCATTCAGCCAGCCGCGCCGCGCAGGATTTTATCAACCGCGGTCAACAGGTGCCGAGTGCCACGCAGCGTATCATTAACAATGCAAATGGCATTAAAGTCGGCCGCGTTTTCGGTGCCCAGCTGATGCGCGGCGAAGCTAATCCATACGCCCAGGCGCTACGTGTATTCCGCACTGAAATCAATCGCGCCCACGGCGAAGCTTATATGGTCACGGCAGAAAACAGCCCAGGCTTTGGTGGGCTCAGATACATGCTCTCCCCTGCTCATCCCCGGCCAGACATTTGTGATATGCATTCAAGCGTTAATTTATTCGGCCTTGGTGCTGGTGTTTACCCTACTCGTGAGCGCTGCCCGTGGCCCGCACATCCCAATATTCTGAGTTTTATTGTGCAGGTTTTTGACGATGAAATTACCGATGCCGATCGCAACGGAAAAACCACCCGCCTGGACTGGCTTAAAGAGCAACCGGCGCACATTCAAAGCGGCGTACTTGGTGGGCAACGCAAAGCGCTCGCATTAAGGGCTGGTGTACTTACTGAGCGAGAGATCACCACGCCGTGGCGGGTACTCAAAAAGAAATATGAAAAAAGAGGCATCGACACAAATCAATTTATCTCGCCATCAGTAAAAATAACCCCGCGCTCAAATGTTAACAGCATTACAGAAATCAGGCAGGAGGCGGTTGATTTTGTCCAGCAAAAAGGCATAGAAACCGGTTTTGAATTTGCTGTCGCATACGATATTAATACCGGCATCGAATTTATACGTAAAACATCACGCAAAAAAAATCAGGTTAGCTTCAATCAGCGCGAAATGAAGCACCTGGTTAATCCGCAAAATAAAATAGACCTGATCCATAACCATCCATCCAGCAGCTCCCTTTCAGCCGCAGATCTCGGCATAGGCACCCTGCCCGGCGTTAATGCTATTGTTGCAGCAGGGCATGACGGCTCTATTTTTAGATCCGTTTCGCTCGCGGATAAGCGAACTATCAACAGAGCCGGTGTGATAGCCGGCCCACTTATCGAACCGCGTCTACATGCTCTTATTGCTGGTCAAAAAATCACGTCGCAACAAGCCGATTTACTCGCTGGGCACATTAAAAATTCAGCCATTTCCAGGGCGGGTTTAATCGAGTACGCAGCTCAACGCCACTCTGTTTCGTTTTCCCGATCATTAACGGCAATAAGTACCGTTGAGCTTGAAAAAATAATAGAATTAGTAACAGCAAACATCATTAGAAAGGTTTTAAGCGATGACTGACCCATTAATTATTGACCCACCAGTAAGTGCGTTTAGCCCGATCGATGATATCGAAAAGTGGATTGATGAGTTGAAAAAAATGGATCAATCCGATGAACGCGACAATTGCTTATATGATGCCAATCGTTGGTTCAGGGATCACCCCGATGCCGCTAGCTAAAATCAGCCAAATCCGCACGACTATAAAATGCGAATGCGGAAAGATCATATTTGATGGCATTGTAGTGTCATCTCGCTGCGTGCGAATAAAACCCAACGGCACAGCCGAGGCAAAATGCCGCTGTAAACAGTGGACTGATATACCGCTACAGTATAAGAAAATAAACTAATGAGTTTAATTCAGCAAAATTTTAATAACAGCCCGACTGATGTTGCTACCGTCACAGCAACGTTTGCTGCCTTGCCAGCTGCTGCTGGTAATATTATTGTGGCGGTATTGTCTGTAGATAAAGAGGCGCTTACTGTTGGTGCCATCGTCGGGTTTTCGGCGCCGGTAGTAATCAAGTCGGGAAACTCTGTCACGCTGGCTTATTGCTATAAGGTTTCGGACGGCACCGAAAATAGTTTTACCCAGTCCTGGGTGTATGATTCTGTTGGCAGATATGGAGTATTGTGGGTCGGTGAAATCGACTCGGCAGTTGGTGGCATCCCGGACGTTGTGGCGCAAAATGATTCCGCTGGTCTGTCCGTAACATCCTTGAGTACCGGTCTAACAACCGCGGTAACAGGTAGTGGCTTTGCCCTTGGTCTGTGGGCGATAGACACGCACAGCAACACAAATGCAGGGCGCAACTACAGCAACGGATTTAGCGAAATCTTTTTTAATGACTTTGTTGATCCATATAATGTTTGCGGCCTGATCGTCGCATCTAACGAAATTTTAACGGGTACAGTTGAGTCCACTTTTTCAACAACAGACACCGGTGACCAGATCGCAGCCGCAATGCTGGTTTTTAAAAACCAACCTGCAGCCATCATTGATTTTTACCTGTCTAGCTCAACGTCCACTAGTGCTATCGTTAAATGCAGATCTCCCAGGGGTTTGCCGACTGCATTAGAGTTTTCAACAAATTCTAATTTTGCAAATAGTATAACAACACCGGAGATCACGCCGATTGTCGGCAATGATTTTGTCGTTGAATTTAATTTAACAGGGTTAACACCCGGCACTCAATATTACTATCGAGCAATCGAGCAATCGATTGCCGATACCGATAGTGGCGCATTTAAAACAAAACGGGTAGCAGGCGTAGCTGGGAATATAAAATTCGTTTTCGCCGGCGATGCTGCTGTGGGCAATAATTCTCAAACGTTTGCTAATATCGCCGCGTTAACTGATGTTGATTTTTTTATGCATCTTGGCGATATGCACTATGCCGACATTACCACCAACACCGAAGCCGCTTTTTTTACCGCATATAGAAGTGTATTTGCGCAGTCTAACCAACGCGCAATGTTTGGTGCCCATGCACTGCATTATAAATGGGACGACCATGACTATGGCCCCAACGATTCAGACGGTAGCCACGTCGCGAAAGTCTCCGCCGCCGCTGCATATCGTAAATATATCCCTGAGCAAAATCTAAACAATCCATCAACCGGCAGTATCGAAAGCGCCTGGACGGATGGCAGGGTTAGATTTATTATGCTGGATACCCGCTATGAAAGAGCGTCTGGCACGATACTGGGTGCCGCACAAAAAGCCTGGTTTTTAGCGGAGTTAGCCAGCGCAGCATCAAATGCTGCTATACAACTCGTTATCGTCTCTGTCGGCGTCCCATGGATAGCAACTGGAGTTGCTGATACGTGGTCAGATGCAACGGCAGAGCGGACTGAAATATCAGATGCTATTTTTTCTGGAGGGCTTGAAAATAACATCGCATTTATTTGCGCCGATGCTCATATGATCACGCATGACGATGGCACCAATAATATTTTTGACACGTCGAACACAATCGGTTGGCCGGTTTATCAATCTGCTCCGCTAGGGCAAACCTCCAGTACTAAAGGCGGCCCCTATTCGGGCGCTATCTTTTTAGAGGGGCTTACTGGCCAATATTCAACAATGGAAATTGCCGATACTGGCTCATCAATAACGGTAACAGTTGAGGGATTGAGTAGCGCTGAGGCCGTCTTATATACACACTCGTTTAATTTCGCAACCGTCACCCAGGTAGCTGCGTCGGCGTCACCTGTTAACGAATCATTACAATATTTTGTAAAAACAAATTTATCAGAAATAGAGTCTCTGTCAGTAATAAACGCCGACGTTACTGCTCAGTTAGAATCGCTGAATACGATATTAAATATCGTTGTTAAATCAGAACCAGCATCGGCAGAAGCGTTGCAGTTGGTTACAGCGATCACTGGGGTGCAAATTGAATCTGCAGGGGTTGACCGGCCCCCTACTTATTACGACATTGAAATGCTACTGACTAAATAGCAATCAATCACAACTAATAGGATCCACTTATGCCTGTATTACCCGAAGAGCTTAAATTTTACGCATCGTTGAGCCGTCCAGAGGACGATGTCGCTGTATCTGGTGGTGCCTTGGATGCCAGCTGTGTTTTAAATGTTACCCAGTTAGCAGCGAGCGACCAGATCCGCGCTGTATCAGATAATGCAGCCGACACAATGAATCTAACTATTCGCGGCCGAAATGCTGGTGGCGAAATTGTCTCTGAGACTCTGGCGATGAACGGCCTTACCCCTGTTATTTTTGCTGCAACATTCGAACGTTTTATTTCGTCGACGCTAGCAAGTGCGGCGGCGGGTAACGTGACAATCGAGCGCAATGCAGGGGCTAACGACGATATTGTTGTACTTCCGGCGGGTAAAACAGATGCAACGATGTTGTTTATCGCATCAACTAGCGAAGAGGCAGCCACCACGAGATTTGAAAAAACATTTATTCGAAACGAGAATTTAACGCTGTCGCTGACTGGTGCAATGATTGAGCTAACGGCGGATCCATCTACCAGTATTCGGATCGGTGTTGTGACCGCAAAGAATGATGTTACCAGTATCACAAACCGAAAAGCGATTCCCGGCGGCATTACATTTACGGATGACGGCGTCGCTCAGGCAGTACCAACAGGATCATTAGCAGCCAATGAATCAATCGGCGTCTGGGTAGAAATGGGCCGTGGTGCGCTTGCTGTGCCGATAAAAACATCGTTTACTACTCAAATTACGGGGCAATCTATCTAATGGCCATATTTATCTGTCGCGGAAAACCAGATGGTGTTTTTTCTAAAAAAGAGGCCCGGGCAATGAATAAGCCGGGCATTGAAGGTCACAAAAAACGAAGCGGTTGCGGGTATGACCTTGATAAGATTTTCCGCGAAGTACCGAAAGACGGCGAAGAATACCTGAGAAAATGCCCCCAATGCAGCAACATATTCCCCGTTAAAAAATACCCGTTAGAAAATCCTAATGGTTAAAGGCGAATACGGTATCACTCTGCGCATTAATACTGGCATAGACCTCACTGGCTATTCAGCGATTGCTCTCGCCCCGCGTCGCCCGGGTGATAACACGCCAGTCAATGTTGATAACAATAGTATCGTTGTCGGTAGTGTTGACGTGGTCGCAGAACTAACCCGCACCGATGGCGTCAAAATTAAAAAAACATTTATTGCCAACAATTATATTGAGTATATTACTCGCGCAGGTGAGTTTGATGTTGAAGGCGATTACCCCTCAGATCTCATCATTGATTTTGGCCCAGACAAACGGCTAAAATCCAGAGAGACAAATATATTTGTCGACGCTTAGCGGACGTTATTAACGCTTGCTATGTCTCGCTAATTTATATTAATGTGCCCCTGAGTGTTGTTGTAAAGGTATAACGCGCCGCTTCGGGAACCGTCCACCCTTAGCGGCATTAGCGAAAAGCCGAGTCCTCTTTTTTTTGGAGCGCTCGGCTTTTTGCATTTTTATGAGGTAATAATACGGATGCCAAAACCGAATCGGATCTTGTTAGATGATCCCGGCGTGCCGGATGGCACCATCCGTATACTCAGCGATCGCGTGGATGCGCGGCGCTTTGCCGAAAACAACCGTACGACTACAATCACGCTGTCAAGAATCATTAAATTTGATGATCCTTACTACGGTGAGGTTGATTTAACCCGCAAACTATTCCAGTCATTTATTACTAATTTTGATGAAAACACCTATGGTCAAGGGATTTTTATCGATGTTGCTCATAATCCGTCTAATGGTGCAGCTGCAGAAGTTAAACGTCTTTTTATGGACGGGAAAAAACTCCGCGCCGAAATTGAGCTGACTGAATATGGTGAAGATGCAATTCGTAAACGTGGATTCGTTTACCTCTCTATCGATTACACCGAAAATTATGAACATCCAGAAACAGGCAATAAACATGGCCCAATGATGTTTGGTGCTGGGTTAACGATTCGTCCTCGTGTAAAAGTAGGAGAACGCGTAAAGCTCTCAAATGATGCCCAGCCAGAAATATCAGCACATCCCAGATTAATTAAATTGCTCTCAGAGGAGATCGAGAAAATGGATAAATTCCTACAGGAATTAAAGAAAAAATTAGCAGCACTGACATTATCAAACGATGTGGTAATACAGTTCACCGCGCAGTTTGAGGAGACCTGCAAACAGTTGTCAGAAAACGAAGCAGGCATGAAGATTGTCATGGATGGTTTTATCGCCACCGCAACAAAATTATCAGAAGAAGGCACTAGCAGCCAATCCATTAAACTCGATTTTTCTGGTCTGGATTTTCCGGCCGCTGGAAAAACATTGAGCGCTGATGATATTACCAAAATTTTAGATGATCGTGAAACTAAGCGTAAAGCAACGACTTTAAAGCTGGCAGAAGATAAACAGACTAATGTTGGTCTGTTTAAAAAACTGCTCGACGAATCTGAGGGGTTGAAAACGTTAAGCGAAGACCAGCGCACAACGTTGGCAGAAGTCTCAGACATGATCGCAGCTGATATGACTGCCGATCAGGTCACCCGTCTGGCAGAACATCAAATCAAACTCGGTAACGAAATGGCAGTATCTGCGCAACTTGCTGCCCATGGTTATCAAGTTCAGGGTTCGCCGCAAATCTCTGTTGATGAATCTAATGGTGTTAGGTCACTAAGCGAGGAGATTCGTAAAGGCCTTTCGGGGACGTCTGAACATGCTAACGGTCGACTGGTTTTGTCAGAAAAGACAACCCCGTTTATTGACAAAGTTTTGTCCTGTTTTGACGGCTTGAATGCTTCTGCGCTTCATGCAGAGCATAAATTAATGGCGGCAGGATCAACATCAATCAACGATACTAATTTACCTGTTGGTTTTCAGCGCACAGTAATTATGGAGGCATTGTCAGATCTACGAGTCCTTGAGTTAGTGCAAACATTAACTGATCCAGTTGCCACGGCTACAACTCAAATCCCGTATGAAACACGAGATTCAAGCGCGGTCATGAACGATGGAGTCGTTTACGAAAACGATCCTATTCACCGCGCTAGTGTTACTCAGGCGATGGATTTAGCCTACATTTTACCAATGAAAATAGCCTTTATAATCTCTAACGAAGTGATGCATTTCTCGCGTGTTAGCGCCATTAACTGGGATGCTTATGCTCGTAATGTTGCTAGTAATGCTCGTATCATGCGTGAATTAATCGTGCGTCGTATCTGTAATGAGATGCAACGTTCGGCTGATGCTTATCAAGCAATCGATATTAGTAATGAGGGTTTTGATGCTCAGCTAGATGGTTCGACTAGCATTATCAAAACAACAGAGTTTCCGATTGTTCGCGCACATCAACAATTAGATATCAAAAAGGATGTCCTAGGCCTGGCAGAAAACACAATTACAGTCAGACTAAACGGCACAGCAATCAATCAACATGACGG